AAAACAATCCATTAAGGACAATGTAAAGGACGAGGAAAAAAGAGCTGAAATGCTGGCGGCATTAGAGGAACAACACGAACAGAAGTTAGAGAAGACTAGGATAGACAGGGAGAAGGCCGAACAGGATACCGCAACGGCCTTGGAAGAAATTGAATTTGCCAAAAATGAAGCCATAAGAATAGCGAGTGAAGACCTGGAAGAGAAAAGGGCGGATGCCCGGAGGAAGGCAGCTAAACAGGAAAAGGCCGTTGCTTTAATGAGTGCCATTGTCAATACGGCAGCCGGAGTGGTAAGGGCCCTATCATCGACAATCCCGCCATTCAACATCATATTAGCGGCAATCACCGCGGCTGCGGGAGCCGTACAAATCGGCCTGATTTCTGCGCAGCCTATCCCTTTAGCAGAGGGGGGAATTGTCACACAGCCGACAAAGGCTTTGATAGGAGAGAGAGGGCCGGAGGCTGTTATCCCCTTGAACAAATTACAACCGGCTTTAGCATTGGCGGGAGAGGGGATAGTATATAAGCAGACCAACTATTTTTATGGTGACATCAACGGGATAAATGATGTCGATGAAATTTCAAAACGTCTAGCAGAAAAAACCCGCCGGGCAATCGAGAGAGGACGGTCATGACAATAGAGAAAATAAAATTAATAGATAGCATAGGCCAGCAATATACATTGCCGCGCACATTCGAACTGCGCTCAGATCCATCCGCCAGGCGAAGCACACTCCTTGATTTAGCATTTACTCATGGCGCTAAAGATGTTGGAGATAGTATGTTCGCTCCTAAATTTATCGAGATCACGGGTAAAATTTGGGCGGATGGTGATACGGAATATAATGCGAAATGGGATGCCCTGGCCGAGCATCTCATAAAAGAGGATATCCGGATACAGGATAAGGGCCGTCAGATTTATCTCAAGAAAATCGTGGGGATTTCCCATGATTATCCTTCAAAACTTCGTTATCATTATGGTGAAGTATCGATCACTTTCCTTGCTGCCGATCCGTTTTGGTATTCGGCAAGTGCATTAGAAAAAAATATCTCGATTACAGAATCGCCGAAATTATTCGAGTTTGATATCGGCGGGAAGATGGAGACGTGGCCTATTATTACGATTAGTAACAATGCTGACAATTTCAATTTCACCCTAATTAATTTTACGGACGCCAGCCGGACATTCCAGATCATTGATGTGGGGGCGGGATCTGGCACGACAATCATTATAGATTGCAAGGCGGGAACTGTTTTGCGTGGAGAGGAAGCAGGGGAAACCAATATCATCTCGGCATTCTCCGGACTTTTTCTGAGGCTCTTAGGTGGTCGGACTAATGAATTTTTATATACAGGAGCTGTGTGTGATTTAACGATGCAATATTTTGAAAGTTGGTTGTAAAAAATGGCTCGACTCAGAGAAAAGCGACGTCTGCGAGGATTAAGATTCCTTGGTATAACATTGGGAATTCCGGACGTTCCTTACATTCCCTCTGAACCAGGTGAATTGCGAGGTTTTCAACTAATTTTTTATGATTTAAGTGATGTAAAAATCGGACAAATTTCTAGTGAGATTAAACAGGGGATTGTCTCGAATGTGGATTTTGAATTAATGGGCCTGGGGTGTGCGGCCTTTTCTTTTACTTGTGATGATGAACCTAGCTTTACCATCTCATACCGGACTAGGGTTGATATTCATCCTTATTTTGATACGACTCCCTGGTTTACGGGATTCATTCAGACTTTACCACAGCCCGGGAAAAAGCGGCCTTATGAATATTCGGGGTTTGGGTTTTTTGAACAGCTGGATTGGGTGACTGTTACCGAGACTTACGGAGCGCAAGACATCCAGGATATTGTTAAAGATATCGTCCAGAATACAGTCGCTCCGAATACTCAGATTATTTATAACGCAGCGAAGGTCGAGAATACAGGCTATACTATGGACAGTATTGATTTTTATCTAGTTTCTGCAAAAGAAGCGCTCCAGAGCCTGGCTGATATGGCAACGGGTTTTGAGTTCGGGGTTGATGATTCCAGAGAGTTTTATTTCCGGGCGGTAGATTCCGATGTTTATCATTCATTCTGGACGGGCAAACATTTCCAGGATGTAGATATTGAGCAAAATCCACACACGGTTAGAAACCGGCTATATATTAAAGTCGGCCTAATCCAAGGGGCGGGTTTTGGTTATATAACAGAAGGCTCGAATTGTATCGGGTATGAAGAAGATGAGGATTCAATCGCTGCCTATGGCTTGCGGGAAGCAGTGATCACGGCACCAGATGTTCTTAATGTTGATGACGCTCGGGAGTGGGCGAAACAGATCCTCTCTAAAACGAAAGATCCAGAAATCAAGGCAAAGATAAAAAACGCAGTGCTTGATGAAACGCGGGCGAAAATTGAGGCAAAGGGAAAAGCCAGAATAACTACATATGAGGGTACGGAATATACGCTTTATATAAAAAGAATCGGGTACTCAATTTCTGCCAACGGGATAACCGGAGAGATTGAACTGGAATAGAAATGTCAGGAATAGAAAAAGATATCAGGAAAATAATAAAGCAGGTTGGAGAAGAGCAGCGATTGGGTGATAAGCGGGCAGGACAGCTTTTTCTCCATACAGAGGGATGGAAAAACATAAAATCTTTTGGAGCAAAAGTTGATGATTCAACGGATGATACAGCAGCCATCCAAGCGGCCATTGATAAGCAAAAAGAAGCGGGATGGTATTACCCGATATTGCTTCCTATCGGGACATCTATATTTAGTAGTTTAACTCTACATCCCCAGACTTATATTATCGGAATTCATCCAACTCTTTCTATATTGAAAAGAAAAGCAGGCTCAACGGGCATAGCTATTGAAGATGATGGGAGTGCCGCTAAAATCAAATTGGAAAATTTCACCCTCAATTGTAATGGACTGGGAACCGATGGTATAAAACTCGGATTTAATGCAACCGTGTGGAACTATATGGCATGGTTAAAAGGTATTCGAGTTATGAATCATACGGGCGGGATAGGTTTTAATTTAAAGGCGAATGTAGCCGAGCTTGAGGATTGTTGGGCGGAGCTGGGGCTAAAGGGTTTCTGCTTAGAAGGAAACGACATAAGAATGTCTAGGTGTTCTGCGCAGGGACAGGCCGGATCAGGGGCTTATGAAATCTGTCTAAATGATATTGACCGCCTAGAATGCGATGGACTTCATATTGAAACCGCTATAACGGACAAGCCGATTCAAATAATCGGCAGTAATCAATGTATGTTAAATAATGTTACCGTTAGCATAGCTACCGAAACTACAATCATAGATGTTATAGAATTTCTTACTTCGGGGAATCGTAATAAGATTACCAATTTAAAAATAGATACCTCAAAGGCGAATGCAGATTTTACCAATGCCATTAACGACAGTGTAAATTCTATAACGATAGATAAAAATTATTGCTATCTTGAAGGAACAAGTTTTCATTATTTAAATGAATATTCTCAGGGTTTTCAGAATGAGCGGGCAAGGGCTTATTTGTCGGCAAGTCAGAGCAATATAACAAATATCACCTGGACTAAAATTAATTTTAATGCTGAAACTTATGATCTGATGGGACGTTTTGATGTTGCAAATTATAAATTTACCGCACCCGTAAAAAGATATTATCGTATTCACGGACAGGTTACTATTGATAAAACAGATTTAGTGGCTGATGTATCTTACTGGGTAAGAATTTATGTTAATGGGGTTGGGAAGACTATCTTTTTAAGTCCTTCGCCAGTCGGGGGAAATACTCATCATCATGCAATACGTTTTAATGAGACTTTATTGGTTGATAAAAATGAAGATATTGAAATTTATTTTTATCACAGTGCAGGGGCGGATACTATAGATATTTTAGGCGGCGAAGATTATACATTCGTCACTTTTGAAAGTGTCTATCCATAATGGAGGTATGAAATGCCTATCGAAAGATTCAAAAATTCTTATGTTAATTGGAGATTTAACCCTTTCTCCGGCACAGACATGGCCGTTGATAAAGAGGAGGACGGCCTTTATATACCTGCGGGAAGTCCGTTTATTGTCCAGCTCCTGGAAGTGCCGCGAAAGAATACCCCGACCTCAGTCTCAGTCCGTGCCTATGATACCACGACCGATGTCGATCAGAATTCAGCTTCAGGCCAAAAGGTTTTATATGTGACTTCGACAACCGGATTCTCTGCCACAGATAAGATCATAATAAATCGTGGAGGAGACAGGGAAGAGGAAGGAGTCATTGATACGATTCAGGCCGGAGTATCACTTACCCTGGTAGACAATCTGACCTATACGCATACGGCGGCCCAGGCCGATGCCGTTGAGAAATATATTGAATTTGTGGAAGTTGCTACAGCCCCCACTCAAAGTCAATATAGAGTAGACTATCCGCCCGATGATGGGGAGGGAACGGGACTCGTTGAATTCAATCAGAATGATGCGAATAAAGAGGTGAGAGTCAATTACAAGGCCACGGGATCACCAATGCTGGAGGAGTTCCTGGACACAAAGGTTTCCTATCCAGCCGGAGATCCAACGGATAACCAAATCATCGGCTTTGTTTCCGGAGCTCCGGACTGGAGGAATAATCCTATCCGGTATTTTCATGAGGGGCCTGTTATTTATAACGCA